TGGTCGGTGTATATGTCACTAAGCACTGTCCAGATGACAGCCCACCTGCCCAAGCATTGCAGATGACATTCGTATACGTCAGCGGTGTCGCGCCTTTTGACAAGTATTGCGCCGTACCGAGCGGGATGTTTTGTATCCACACTGTCAGGTAGTTAGGGCTTCCAGCATTGTAAATACTCCACCGATAATCACCCCTGACAGCATTCTGTACTGCATATACACCGTTTGCCAGCGGGGGGACTGCCATAGGATCACTGAATGTTTCAACAACTCCAGCAGGAATAATTACCGTGCCCGCGCCGCCCTTTACGTCTGACAGTGTAGTAAGTCGGCGGAAAAAACAAGGTCAACGTATTCGGTCGAGGCCTGCTGTGTGACCTGCCAGACACCGCCCGTGCCGTCGATCCAGCGCGTTCCAGTCGTGTCGAAGAGGCGGGTGACGCGGTTTGTGGAAAGTGCCGAAAGTGCGATGGAGTCATTTTCGTTTGTGATTGCGCCGATCTGAACAGCCGTTACGCCGTGCGGATTGTCCGTGCGGTTCGCGTGCTGTGCCGTCACGTATGTCGAGATGTTCGTCGCCGTCGCCGCGCTGATACCCAACGCCAATGCGTCGATGCGTGCGTTGGCGTTCGTCGCGCTGGTGTATGCCGCCGTGGACACGCCGATGGCGAACGGGTCGGTCGAGTCGTACAGCGCTGTGTTGTCCGGCACATCCAGCATCGTGATGGGTGCGGCGTGCGTCAGTCCGGCGAGGAGCGCGAGTGTTGCGATAAAGCGTTTCATGCGTTAGTTCCCTTGGAGTTTAGAAAGCAACAGGCGGATGGCGTCGTTACGTTTCGCGTTCGTCGAAAGGTCGGTGAAGTCCAGCGACTCGAAGTCCTCCCAGTTCGGCGTCGTCGCCATCTGCGATTCGAGTTCCACGACACGCGCTTCGAGCGCGTCGATGGTCGCCTGCTGGTCGAGCGTGATGGGCGATGTGGATGTGCTGGACGGGAAATTCATCACGTTGATTACGCCGTTGCACATGAGCGCGTTCGACGTTGACGTGTAGAGCAGGAGGTTGAACGCCTGCTGTGACAGGTTGCCGCTGTTCGCGAACGCCGCGATTGCCTCGGTCGTGTTCAGGTTGAGCGTGCCGACGAGATTCGCGCCGCTCACCGTCCACGATGTCGTGACGGCGATGGGTGTCGTCGCGCCGTTGTTCGACCTGTCCTGAATCTTCAGCACCAAGTCCGCCACGAGCGCCGCCGCACCGATTACCGTCACGTCGATTGACGCCTCGCGGATTGCGACGGTGCCGGACGGGACGACCTTCTTCGTCGCCTGAACGTACGTCAGCGTGAGTGTCGAGTCTGCCATTAGAAGAATCCAATCGGGTTGGCGCAGGACACGCCGCCCTGCCGCATGTGCATGTAGTTCGCCTTGACCACCGCCTCGCCTTGCAGTTGCATGTACTGCTGGCGCGCGTCCAACGAAAGCTGTTTGTTCGTCCACGGCTTGCCGTCCATGCCAGCCAGACGCGCAATCGCGCCCTGCACGAACGCCGCACGCCACCGACGCATGAGCTTGTCGGGAAGCGCGTACGACTGCGTGCCGATCATCTGGTCGAAGTACGGCAGGAGCGCCAAGTCGATCTTGAGCGTCGCCACCGTGTCGGCGTTGACGTTGTGCGCCGCCGTCAGATTGACGTACACGCTGTCCGTGTCGGTCGGGTCTTCGAACGAGTACTGCGCGGGATGCAGGATGACGGTGTTCGTGCTCTGCGCGTTCACGTCGTCCACGCGCACCTCTTTGGCGACGAGGATGTCGGCGGGCCAAGGAATCGGAATGACGTACCGCTTCACGTCGTTCGTCATGGTGATGGACACCGTGTATTCGAAGCATCCGGTGTCGCGGCAGAACTGTTGCGCCGCCTCGGAAAGCGCCTTGCGCATCGTGATGTCGCTGTCGCAACGCGGCAGGATGTACTTCATGTCCGGCAGGAGGTCGTCGAGGCCGCGCAGGTACGTGCGGTTCTCGCTGTCCATTCCTGTTCCGGCGGTCACGGGATAGTCCATTACAGCGCCTCCCCGTACAGTTTGAGTTCACGGTCGCTGTACGTCGCGTTCACCGTGTTTCGGTCGAGTTGGTTCAGGCACAGGTACGCCGTGTAGTGCGTCACCGCGTCGCGCCACCGCCTGTCGATCGCGATGGCGTCGGTTCCCGCGAGCGCGCCTTCCGCCCCCGTCCCGACGAGCGTGACGCTCTCCTTGAACGCGACGGGCGACGAGTAGCAGGCGGCGGGAGAGTCGCGCAACACGGCGCGTATCGCCGTGTTGATATTGGCGACGACGGTGGCTTCCGACCACTTATAGGTTGCGACCGCATCGTTTAATATGCGCCGCACGTCCGCCACCACGTCCACTCCAAGAAACGTCTCCATGCCGCCACCTCCCTAAAGGGTTACGCCTTCTTCGCGAGTTCGTCGCAGATAGCCGCGATCATGCGGTCCTTGCCCCACCGCAGTTCGATGCCGAGTTTCTGCCCGAGCGTCTCGGTCGAGTACTTCATGATCGCCGCCTTATCCTCCATCGCCGCCAGCATGTCGCGAATCTGCTCGATGGGCGACGGTCCGTCCGTCTTGGCGGGTTCCGGTGCCACGGGTTCCGCGACGGGCGCTACCGGAGCGGGTGCGACTGGCGGAATGTACTTCTCGCCGCCCTTGTCCTGCAACGCCTGCTCCTTGCGCAACAGTTCCATGAACCCCGCGTCAATCGTCTCCTTCGCGGAGCCCGCCGACGTTACCAGATACAGCAAAAGTTTGGGTCCGTTTACGGCAGGGTTGGCATTCACGTACATCATCTGCTCGCGAGTGATCTCTACGTGCGTGTTCCACTTGACGGCCTGCTCGCTCCACCCGTGTACGGTGAAGTTTTCCTTATTCATCAGATACTTCATGTCTCGTCCTTTTCGTTGAAAGCCCCGCGCCGTGGGCGTCCGGCGCGGGAGCGTTTGGTTAGCCGACCGAAGGCGCGTCGTTCGTCACATACGCGACGCCGATGGCCTCGGGGATCATCATCTTCCAGCCCCACACGTTCAGACCGCGCCATGCGCGACCGTAGCGGTTGGGCAACAGTATGGCGGCGTCGATGCTCTGGACCTGCATCGCGAACGTCCACGCCTCCTTCACGCCGAACAGCACGGGGAACACCTTGTTCGCGCCGTTCGGTCCACCCGCGACGGCGGTGAACAGTTCGGACTGGTAGGTGTTCATGATACCGTTCACGCGCCCGATGTTCTGCGGGCCACTGCGGATCACGCCGACCGCATCCCCGGTGTTCAGCGCCGACTTGATCGCCGTCTTCGCGACCTTGTTGGCGACGAACGACGGCGCGATCACGAACCGCTCCAGTTCCGGCGAGATGAGACTTTCGTTCAGAACCGTGTTGAAGTCCGCGAACAGGTCGGCGGCGTTCCACAGCGTCTTGCCGGACGCCGCGTCAACGTACGTGTCCAGCCCGGTGAGGCGCAACGGGTTGGCGATGGTGCCGAGGTTGAACCCGGTCGTTTTCTTGCCAGCGGTCGCGCCCTGATTGTAGACGGAAACGGAGGCGGGCGCGGCGTCGAGAATCGCCGTCTCGATGTGCGTGCGGGTCTTGTTGATGGCGTCGTCCATCCACTCGGCCTCGAACCCCTTGAGGTCGCTCTGGAGACGGTCGAGGTCTTCCAGATAGAAGTTCCACTGATAGGCCTGATCGACGGTGAGGTCGATGCTCGCCTGTGGCTGGAACTGGCTGTAGGTGATGTCAGCGCCCTTGGTGTAGGCTCCGCCCGTCACGGAAGCGCGCCGACGGACCTTCACGGTGTCGCCGAACTTCTTCAGCATACCCTCGTAATCGCGGGTCATCACGTCCGAAAGGAACGTCTTCGCGTAGAACTCACGGCGGAGTTTCGGCGCGGAATGATACGGCTTGTAGTTGCCAGCCGCGACCAGCGGGTCTTGGTAACTTGCATCCGTCAAGATTGTGTCTGCCATTTGATTGCCCTCTTTCTGTCGCCCGCGAGTTACGCGCCGTACACCTTACCTCGGTGCGCGTCCCGGCTTGATGCGTCCCTCGTATCGGGCGTCGTCAACACGTTTTGCCCATGCGGTAAACTGATTGCCCGTCCACCCGGACGGCAACTTACCTTGGGCGAAGTCATCCTCGATGCGCTGAACGTCCTCCGCGTAGAAGGCTTCCGGTGTCGTGCTTGTCGCCACCTGTCCGCCGCGCACCTCTTCAACTCTCAAAGGGGGTTTCTGCCCCTTGGCCGGAACGGTGATCCCGGCGTACCTCATGAACTTCTGCAACTGGTCGATGACCGCCTCGCCGTCCACGCTGTCCACGGCTTTGTTGTAAAGGTCGGCGTTGTACTGTCCGGCGTATGTCTTGGAGCACCACTCGTCCCACTTCGGGTGAGACGCGAACTGCCCGTACACTTCCGGCGGAACCACTGCGGCGACCTGCTTCGACCACATGACCTCCGCCCTCGCCTGACGCTCCTGCTCGGCGCGTTGCGATTCCAACTGCTCGCGGTGATCGATGCGTTGCCGTGTCTCCGTCAACTTACCAGTCACGCCAGCGTCGTAGTCCGACAGCGCGCGCTTGATTAGTTTCTGCACAGCCTTGAACGTGTTCGGATCATCGCCGAGAGACGCCCGCTCATCCTCGGACAGCATCGCCAGAACGGAGTTGTCCCCCGCCGCTTCCGCCGCCTCGGTAGCCTTGCGCTCCGCGTCTGCCGCCCGCTGTAACGCCGCGTCGCGCTCCGCCTTCAAGTCTCGCAACTCGTTGGCCAGCACCGTCGAGCGTCCAGCCTCGGATTTGAGCCGCTGGATTTCCGCCTTCGCCGCCGCGAGTTCTCCGTCGTCCGCCTTCGCCTCGGCGCGTTTCGCCACGGGTGCCGTGAACTTCACGGTTTCCGCCTGCGTCTGCGTCTCGGTCGGTGCGTCCGTCTTCGCCTCGCCTTCCGCCTTCACCTCGTCGGTCTTCGTCTCGACCGCCGCCTGCATCGATTTCCACAGACGCGCCTCGGAGATGTCGCCGAACGGGGGAAGGTTTTTGCCTTCGCGCTCGGTGTTGATCGCGTCGAGTTCGTCCATGTCTTTCATCAGGTCCGCCATAACCGCTCCTTCTCCAAGGGCTTGCTTGTGCAAGTGTCCTCGGCTTCCGCCTTCTTTCTTCGTCGCGCACGGGCCGCATCAGCGATGTTCGGTGTCCGCCGCGCTTTCGCCATCCGTCTACACATCCATGCCCGAAGTGTCCGAGTTGGCCGACTCGTCCGGTTTCGGGGGGTTGGTGATGGTGGCGTAAATCTGCCGTAAAGTCTCGAACGCACCGACGTTCTTCCAGTGCGCGTTACCGTCGCTACCGCACACCACGTCGGCGGTGTCGGCGACGCCTTTCGCGAGCCACGCCATGAAGCGCGGGCACTCCTTGCGGATGCGCTCGAAGTCGTTGCTCAACTGAAACGCTTCTGTTTTGTCGGTTGGAAAGTCTGCCGTCATGCTTTACAATTCCTGAAGTTGCTGGCGTTGCCGTGCCGGAGCCTGCGATGGTGCCGCCTGAGCGGTCTGCGCCATCTGCTCCTGTTGCATAGCCTGAGCCTGCTGTTGTGCCTGCGCCATCTTCGCCTCTATCGCCGCCACCGCCGCACGCTTCTCCATCTCCGCCTGCGACGGCACAACGCTGTCTGGGTTGATGCCCTGCAAGAGTTTGACGTACTGCCGCAGCATCTCCGCCATACCCGTGTCGCCGATGACACTGCGGATGCCGGGTTGCTGTGCGAGCGTCAGGAGTTCCGACAGGCGGTTCGTGGACTGCTCCTTCACGAGGATCGAAAGCAGACCTCCGGCGTCCACCTCGCAGTCGCCCTTGATGTCGGGGTCGTCGATGAACATCATGTTCGCTTGGTACAGGTAATTCAAAAAGGGCTTCATCACGTCCAGGTACAACGAATATACGACCGTGTTCGCACCCTCTTTCGACGCGGTGATGATGAGCAACAGTCCGTTGTACGTCCGTCCCGCAGTGGCGGAGGCGTCGTTGACGTGTGAAGCCGAAGGTATTCCGGTGAGCGTGTCGAAAAGTTTTTCGAGTTGAGACAGGTCGGCGTTCATCTCCATCGTGTTGTTAGCGACCTGCACGACTTTGACAGGAGGAGTGCTGTCCCCGCCCTTCGGGTTGAACCCGTAGGCAGCGTACGGTGTGAACGTGAACTTGTTTCCGCAAAGGAACTTGCTCGTGTCGTAGAAGATCACGGGGCCGCTCGACGCCGCCTGATTCACGGCTTTAGCGCGGTACACAGCGTTCGACAGTTTAGCGGGGTCGCGCATCTTCTTCACGGGCGACTCACCCCACCACGAACCCTCGATGCGGTAGAACACGCCCTTGAACAGCGGACGGCCAAGCACCTCGTCCTTCAGCGAGCAGAAGATCACGCGGTTGTCCATCACGATGATGTTCGCCTCATAGTACTCGTCCGCCGCAATCGGAGCGCCGTCGGTCGTCTCGGTGATTCCTTGGTCGATGAGGAGCGAACCGCGCACGTCCTGCCACGACTCGATGGCTTCGAGTTGCGTGTTCTTGTATCCGCTGGTCGTGCCGTCGTTCTCCAAACGCTTGCGCTCTGCGTCAATCGGCTCATACAGAACGAGTCCGCCGTTTGGCCACACGTTCAGCACCGCCTCGATCTCGTCGGGGAAATAGCCGTTCTCGCGCCCCATCTTGCGCATGTCGTTCAACTGTTTCGGCAGGAACCGAACGCGCTGGTAGAAGTCTCCGTGCCCGATCTCGACCGCGCCCTTGGACGGGTAGCAGTCGAACGGTGAAATCGCCTCACACTCCCACACCTCGGTCATCGTGCGCTTGAACTCTCCTCCGACGAAATGACCGCGCATACGGTTGCGGCGGCACAGCTTCAGCACACCCGTCCCGTACTGCGAACAGTTGTTGACGAGCGTGGTCATCGCCTCGCGCCAGCGCCCTTCGAGCAGTTGGTCGCGAATCTTCAGTTCCATGCGCGACACCTTGCGCGTCGCCTCTTCCATGCGCTTGTTGTCGATCTCGTCACGCCGCGAGCGTGCGTACTGCTGTACGACCAGCGGGTCGGGCGGACGTTCGGCGACCATCGCCTGCGCTTGGTCGGGCGGCACGCCCTGTTGGATGAGTTGCATCGTCTGCCACTCGACGTAATCCTCAATCGTCTGTTTCGCGATGGCGGCGGCGTCCTCCTGAGACACTTCGGGAACTGGTGTCGGGCGCAGGACGAATGGCCAATCGGATGAGTTCAGGAAGATGGCTCCGACCAGCGTGTTGCTCTCGCGGCGCTTGCGGTCGGCGTGCTGGACGTAGAAGAGCGGCTGTCCGGTGGCTTCGATCTTCGCCTTCTCGTCGAAACCGTACTCGCCCTTGCAGTTGCGCAGGCACTCCAGCAACTCCTCGTCGATGCCGTTCTGACGGCGCTGAAAGGCGGCGAGACGCCAACCGGACATGACGAAGTTACCGAGATTCTGAATCTCGGCGCGTTCGGGTGCGTCCGGTGACTGCATTGCGGGTGATGCCGCGCTTGAATCGATTGAGTCCATGACACCTTGCCCTTTCGCGTGGCATAAGACTCAATCGCGGAATACGTGTCAACTACTTTTTTTCAGAAAGTTTACAATCAGCAGAAACCAGCCATGTTGAGCGGTGTGGACGTACCCGCGTCAAGAGCGAGCGGCTTGCCGTCCCAGTCGCAAATGTTGTGGTTCCGCCACGAGAAGTTGTAGTCCGTGGGATTTCGAATGGCGTGGCAGACGTACTGGAGCGCGTCCTGCAAGTGTGAGTACGGGTTGTTCTTGTCCACGACTTTGCGGTATGTCGCCTTCGCCTGATTCGCCACGAGTTCGAAGCAGTACCGTCCCGCCATGCCCTGCCGCATCGTGGGCGTCTTCTTGGTCAGCGTGAACGCCGCCTTACCTCCTGCGACGGTCGAGCGCAGGAAGTGATCGACCGCACGTTGCCGCGTGTCGGGATCGTTTGTCAGACAAGGCACAACTTCTAAACCTTGAGATGCTAAGTACGTAACACAACTCCGCATGTCAACCTGCGACGTGCCTACGGCAGGGTCGCCTATTGCAAACACCTGAGTACCCCTACCCCACCCATAGTCGTTAATGAGTTTGTTGCGCCACTTATCCACCCACAACTGCTCGATTCCCATCTTCACACCCTCGCCGTCAAGTTCCTCAAGCACCTGAAGTTGTCCAGAATCGGACATCTGCACGAACACGACGGACGGCCACAATCCCCAATCCGATCCCATGAACAACGTCTTGCTCCTATCGAACGGAATCACCTCGTCGGTGTAGTGCGTGAGGTCGTTGTAGTTGATGTAGACGGGCATCCCCTTGCGCAGGTTGCCGTAGTTCGCGCACACGAAGACGTTGATGAAGTCGTACGAGTTGCCTGCTATCTGGCTCTCGTAGTACGCCCACCCGCCAGACAGACGGTCGATATTCTCGGCGGGGAGGATTCCCTGCGCGATCTTCTGCCCCGTGTTGCGGATGTAGCGCATCTTGCCCGTCTTCGGGTTCTTCCCCGCGCAGAACATGGCGGGCGGTTGCTTGAAGAACTCCCAGTCCTTCGGGTGCGACACCTCGGCGTAGTCGTAAATCCACGACATGTCGTCCGGCATGTTGGTGTCAGCGATCATGTAGTAGAACGGCACGTACGGCTGTCCGGTCGCGGGGTCGATGGACATGATCTTCTTGTCTGGATAGCGGCGGAGACGCGACAGCGCCACGCGCACGTTGTCCTGCGGCACGCCGGTCAACTCGTTGATGTACAGCGCCGTCAGTTCGAGCGACTTCAAGTCCTCGATGTCGGCGGGGCACGACTGGTGGCGACCGATTATGATGAGTTCGAGGCTGGTGCCGTCGCTCAGCGGACACGTCACCGTCATCTCAAGTTGCGGACTCTCGCGCACGACGGTCAGTCCGTACGGGTTGTTCGAGTTCTTCGACGGGAACAGTTTGAGCCACGTCTGCATCGTCGTGTCGCGCAGGTTCGTCGCAGTGTCGCGCAGGAACGCCACCTTCGAGCGCCGCACGCCGTCCAGACACGGCGGCATGTGAATCGCCTGCCGCATGACCTCGCCGCAACACGCGTACGACTTGCCGCTTCCGAACGGCCCCGTGATGACGCGCTTCTCGGCGGACGACGCGTGGAAGCGCAGGAGCGTCGGCGACGTGCAGTCGTAGGAATACAGGAAGTCGCGTCGCTCACTCATCGCGCACCCTCACTTTCGCCGTCTTCGGCCATCGGTACAGCGTCCGTCCACGCCACTCCTGCATCACCACGTACGTCTCGTGGTCGCGCAACGGAACCTCGCCGCCTCGGTGACGTATCGCCACAGTCTCCACATCGCCGCACCGACGCCGCAGTTCGCGCATCGGGTTGCACAGCGGCGGCACGACTGCGACGACCACGCCGTCGTAGCCGTCGCAGATCAGGTGCGTGCCGATGTGGATGGATGCGACCACTATGACTTGAACCTCTCGACCATTTCTCCCGCCAGTGACTCGCCGCGCCATATGGGAACGTGCGTCCGCAGGAAGTTACCGGACGCCGACACGAAGTCGATATCGTACCCCTGCGTCCAGTTGTTCGGTTTGCTGTGCATGTACATCGGTGTCATACAGCATAGGCACCCCGGATTGAACGCCGCGCAGATACCGACCGTCGGGAATACGACTGACGAAGTGTCCCACCGATGGCTGTGCGCGAACGTCACGTTGCCTCCCGCGCTCAACACGGCGCACCGTGCGGCGTTCACGCTGTATCCAAGGTCGTGCGTGAAGTGCATCTTGCCAAGGCGCATCCAGCCACGCGGAAGCCCCTCTCCGTAAATCTGGTCGCGCTTGTAAACTCTGAACCCGCGCTCCTCCAGACGGAGCATCGCCACGGGTCCGTACACGCTCATGAGCAGTTCGGCGTCGCGCCCCTTCGCCATCACCTGATCGACGCACCAACGCTCCACGCGGTCGTCGTGATTGCCCATGATGAAGTGAACGGCGGCGTCCGGAGCGGCCTCCTGGACACGATCGAGGAAGGCGTTCGGGGCGGCG